GGATGAGCCGCGAGACGAGGGAGCCGCGCCCGCTGTAGAAGAGCAGGTCGCCCGCCTGTGGCCTGCCGTGCAGGATGCGCGTGAGCGGGGCTGGAGCCGCAGTGGGCACGCTGGCGACGCCGATGCTGGTGGCGTTGGCCGTGTCGGCATAGCCGCTGCTGGCCAGTTGGGCCGACGCAAGCGTGTAGGGCGCGCCGACGGTGTACGTCAGAGGTTGCATGGATGACCTCGTCACAAGGTGACGTCCCAGATCACGGGACCAAACAGGATGTTGGAGCCATTGGGGAACGTCACAACGATGTACAGGCGGTACGCGCCGACAGTGGCCGTCTCACCCGCGCCCCATGTGTAGGTCACGGTACCGGTCGTGGTGTTGATCGCGCCGAAGGTGCCCGTTCCCATAGTCTGCTCGCGTGTACGCGCATTGACGATCAGCAGCGACGGCACACCATTGGTGAGATTTGGAATCGTGCCATCCTGATTGGCCAGCGTCGCTTGCAGTGGCTGCGTCTGGCCAGCCGGCCAGGGTGATATCGCCATAGGGGCCTCCGGAGGCGCTACGCGGAAGCGACAGTTAATCTAACGCGTAGAACACCGCGCTGCCGTCGAGCGCGGCAAACGTCGCGCGGCCATCGACGCAGGTAAAGGTGGCGCTGCCGTCGAGCGCGACAAACGTCACGGCGACATAGGTGACCGGCGTGTAGACCACCGCTTCCGCGCCGGTTGCCGTGTCGCTGACGGGCACCAGTACAACGCTCAACTGGATGACGGACACGAGGTCGGTGCCGCTCGCCACGTCGGCGGGCACGCTGGGCGTGACCGTGACGGCTTGCAGCGTCGCGCCGGTCGCGCTCTCCACCAGCGCGATGGCGACGGGCGCGAGACTGACCTGCTCCGTGCCACTAGCGGCATCGCCTGCTGCTGGCTCGATCTGGACGGTCAACGCCTCCGCGCTAGCGGCACGGTCGCTGAGCGGGATATTGACGGTGGCCAGCACGACGCCCTGCGTGCCGGTCGCCGCGTCGGGTGACAGTGGCACGCTGGCGGTGATGCTGGGCTGGTCGGTGCCCGTGGCGCTGTCCGCGACGGTCGTCCGCACCAGCGGTGCGATCACATCCATGCCAGAGGCCGTGTCATTGAGCACCAGCGGCACGAAGACCGCGAGCGCCTGCATACCCGTCGCGCTGTCACTCACGCCAGGCGTGATCGGGCCAAGTGCCACGACGGTCTGCTCGCTGGCGCTGTCGCTGACGGAGACGGTCGTGACGCCGGATTGCTGGACGCTCACGCCCTCGCTGCCCGCTGCCGTGTCACGGGGTGCGAGCGTGACGGTGATCGTCTGCACCTCGTGGCCCGTCGCGGCATCGGCGACGGTGAAGGTGATCAGGTTAAGGCTCACGGCATCGCTGCTCGTGGCACGATCCACGACGGACATGGTCGCCGTGACAGTGATGGCGTCGCTGCCCGCCGCCGCGTCGCCGAGCGGCACGGAGATCGTGGCCAGGCCGACGGACGCGCTGCCCGCCGCGCTGTCGCTGACCGGCGCGGAGACCGCGATGCTGGGCGTGGTGGAGCCGGAGGCCGTGTCACCGAGCGCGATGGCGACCGGAGCCAGCGTCAGGTGCTCCGTGCCCGTGCCTGCGTCCGGCAGCGGCAGGCCGATGACCAGGCTGCTCTCGGCTCCCGCCGCGCTGTCCGCCAGACTGAGCGTGACCGTCGCCAGCGTGACGCTCTGCGCACCCGCCGCGCTATCGGCAACGGTGACCGTGGTCGGGCCGTTGCTGAGGAGCAACTGCTCGCCCGCGACGCTGAACGGGCTGGCGCTGCCTTCCGTCCAGACGACCTGAATGGCGTTGCTGGCGACCTGCGGGCTGGAGACAACGCCGTCCCGCGTGGCACTGGTTGATTCAAGCGTCTGCCAACTGCCCCACGCCCCGCCGCTCCACTCGACATAGACGACCGGATTGCCCGCGGCGGAACTGAGGCAGATGAGCCAGACATTCGTGCCGTCGGAGACCAGGTTGATGTTCGCGCCCGCCAGCACGGCCTGGGTCGGGATGGTCTGGCCCGCGTTCCACGACGTGCCGTTCCAGCGGCGATGCTCAAACGTGTTGCTACCGGTGATGCGCACGCAGTGGACATCGCTATCGGAGACCTTGCATGCCGCCCAGTCCTCCGGCTGCATCGTGACCGCAGTCGCGAACACCTCGCTTGGCGTGACGTTGCCTGGTGCGGTGATGTAGTTGTAGTTGACGCCGGTCGGCGGGCTTTGCGAGTCGTCCGAGAGCAACAGCATGCCGGTGCTGATAGGCAGCAGCACGTGCGAGTGGACGTAGTTCGAGTAGGACGGCCACGCACTGTATGTGCCCGAATAGCCGGTAATGCCGCTGCTGCCCGTCTCCGCCGTCGAGGAGACAGTGTAGTACGAATCACCAGAGTCGTCGTACACTATCCAGAGCTTGTTGCTGCTGTCGAACGCCGCCGCGACCCCGTTTGGCTCGGTACCAGTATTGATGGCTGCAAACTGGACGCGCGTGCCGTAGGAGACCGCCGTCCCGCTGATGACGGCGCGAATCACGTAGCCGCTGTAGGCGACGAGATAGACCACATCCGTCGAGGCGATGTTGAGATACGCGGCGCACCAGTCATTGTTGCTGCCAGGTGCCCATGTCGCGTCCGTCAGCGAGGTGCTGGCGACCCACGAACTGCCGTTCCAGTAGTAGGACGTGGTGATGGTGTTGGAGGTCACGCCGACCTGGAACGTCCACCACCGCCCGCTGTTGACTGCGTAGAAGGTCTGGTTGGAAGAGGGCATGCCCGTCTTCCACGCTGACCCGCTGACGATGGTGGTCTCGGCCATACCGGTCTATCCTAACTGATGCCCTGAAGCTGTGCGAAATCGACGCGCATGTCGTGCGTGTTGGCGGCAGTCTGCGTGCCGGTCATGCACGCATTGATCGCCTGAAGGTTGGCGAGGAGTTGCAGAATTTGCGTCTGGTCGCCGGCGTTGGTGTAGTTCAGCGCGGTGAGTTGCGCCGCCGTGCCGCAGTTGGTCTGCCACTGGTAGATGCGGCGCTCGACCTGCGCCAGCACTTGACCGAGCCAGTTGGCGTCCTGCGCGGCCATCTGGTCGATCTGGGCGGGGGTAATCGCGTTGCCAGCCATATGCTGCTCCTGGCTGCGTGAGCCGAGTGGTCGGGGAACATGCTCCGAGGACTAACTGATCGTCAGGGTCAGCGACGGCTGCCAGGTTTGACCCACCGCTTTCGTGCCCTGACTGCTGACCACGCGGTCGAGCGTCGAGCCGCCGCTGGTGGTGCTGTTGCTGCCGTTGCGGTTGTTGACCACGAACTCGTTCCAGCCGTAGTTCGCGGCGGAGGTGCCGAAGGTGGCGCGGAAGACGATGTTCTCCGAACTGCCGCCGGTGATCGACGGGTAGGACGCGTCCATGCCGACGTAGGTCTTGTTGGTGGTCGCGTCCAGATCGGTGTCGGTATTGGCCGCCGCCGTCGTGCTGTCGCCCACGCCGATCATCGCCTGGGCGTTGTTGTAGTAGGCGTCCGCGCCCGCCGCCGCGCTGCTGCTGTTGGCCGTGCCGGAGCCGACCGCCTGATTCCAGAGCGCCTGGACACCGACGATCAGGAAGATGTTCTCAAACGTTTCCTCAAAGGCGCTGCTTTCGGGCCGGTGATTGCGCTTCAAGAGCGCGTCGGCCTGCTCGCGGATGGCAGCGGGCAGCGCGGCGAAGTCCTGGATGTCGGCTTGCGCGACGCCGAGCGCCTTGGCGGCATAGTATTCAATCGGCGCGTCAAAGCGGTCAATGCGCCAGATGCCATGCAGCCGCGCGTGGACGGCCTCCTGCACGTCGGGGTGCGCGGGGCCAAGGTGCTTGATGAGCTTCACCAGCGCGGGCGAGAGCAGCCGGTGCGCCAGGGGTTGCCAGACCGCCAGCGGCAGGTGAAAGCCAGTGTGATCGAAGATGCCGCCAGGCGTGTAGAGGTGCGCCGGAACCACGGCGACCTTCTCCGCGCCCCTGGCTGTTGCCGTAGACATGGACATGCCTCCTCGCCCGCGCACTAGCGGGCAGATATCGGGGAACACTACACGATGCGAACAGACTAGGGCTTAACGCTGACGTGGAGCGGGATGCCGAAGGAACTGAGCAGGATTTGCAGCAGGACAATCGCCAGTAGCGAGTACATGGCAATCGTACGGGCATCGAAATGTTCGCGCAGCGCGTTGGTGAGGCTGGTCGCCTCCCTGGCCGTGGCGTTGTTTTCCTGCACGGCTTGCAGGCGGGACGAGGCCACATCTTTTGCCAGCGTGATGCTGAGCGTGTCGGTATCCTTCTGCAACGATCCGACATGCCCCTCCAGCGCGGTAATGCGCACGGCGTTGGCAGCGTTCTGGTCTTTTATGCCGTCCAGAATGGCGGCAAGCTCACGGCGCGGCATGTACATCTCAGGCAGGTTTTCCCGATGCTGGTCAAAGGCGCGTTCCATCGCGTCTAGGCGGGTCGTGAGCTTGGTCTCCAGGCGGTCAATAGCGGCGATAACATCGGACATAGTGGCGACCGGCTGCATGTCTCTCTCCTCATGCGGGTCAAGCGAGTGTTCCGGTGGAGAGGCACCAGACCGGTTACTCGTGCGAGTACTAGACATACACTACTCACTTTGCTGGGCGTCCTGCCGGATACTGGGTGCCATTGCATCGGCATCCACGTGGTGATCGGGCGCATCCACACGCCGCAGCTCCATGTGTTCCAGATCCAGTTCCCACTGCTCGCCCCGTTCGGGATGTAGCCGGTACTGGCGCGCCAGCCACCAGGTCAGGTCACTGAGCAGGTACTCGTGGGTCAGTTCCAGTTGACGCGAGCGCAGGGTAGCCTGCACGCGCTCCTCCTCGCTGCGCTGCCACGCGTCCTCGGTCAGGGCGATGACCGTCAGCCGCGCGCGGGCGTCGGCCAGGTGCCGCTGCTGAAACGCGATGCGCGTGGGGCGTGGACGCGGGCCACGCGAACGCTGGGTAGCCATACACTCTCCTCATGATGCGATCACCCATTGCGGCGTGCCGTTGACATCGCGGTAGACGTACGTGCCGGTGGCGATGACCATCTCGTCCGTGCCGCTGACGTTGCGGTAGACAGCGACCTCGGACGCGTCCACCCACTCGTTCGTGCCGCTGACGTTGCGATAGACGTAGGCGCTGGCAACGGTGAAGTTGGTGCCGCTGGCGACGCTGCCGCCATTGCCGGTGACCGTGATCGGGCCAGTGGTGGCCCCCGACGGCACGCTGGCGGTGATCTGGGTGTCCGAATTGACCGTCACGCTGCCTGCGGCGGTGCCGTTAAACTGCACGCCCGTGGCGTCCGCGAAGCCCGACCCGTTGATCGTCACCGCCGTGCCGACGCCGCCGCTGGTCGGACTGAAGCCGCTGATGGTGGGCAGGATGCTAAACGTGCCGCTGTAGGCGTTGCCGCCCGCCGTGGCAATATGGATCGGGCCGGTCGTGGCGGCGGCAGGCACGGTGGCGTTGATCTGCGTGTCGCTGATGACGCTGTAGTTGGCAGCGACGCCGTTGAAATAGACGCCGTTGACCTGGACGAAGCCCGTGCCGTAGATCGAGACGGTATCGCCCGTGTGCCCGCTGGACGCCGACAGACTGCTGAAGGTCGGCACGACGTAGAACGTGCTGTAACTCGCCTGACCGGCGTAGGTCGTGACCGTCAGCGTGCCGCTGTTCGCGCCCGCTGGCACGGTGAAGGTCAACTGGCTATCGCTCTGCACCGAGTAGGAGCAGCCGACGCCGGAGAGCGTGACGGACGCGATGCCCGCCGAGAAGCTTTGCCCGTAGACGGCGATGTTCTGGCCAACGGTACCGCTCGACGAAGACAGGCCGGAGATCGTGGCGTGCGGGAAATACGTGACATACCACTGGAGGTTGCCGGAGCCGGTGTCGTGCATCGCCCCGCCCATGCTGCCCAGGCTGCTGGTGTTGAGTTGGATGTAGAAACTGCCGTTGGTCGTGTTCGTGTCGCACTGAATTTGCGACCCCTGCCCCGTGGCGAAGAACCCGGCCTTGAACAGCGCGCCGGACGCGATATGGCAGTAGGAGCCAGCGCCGAGCGAGCCATGATTCCAGCCGTAGCCGGTGCCGTACGAATAGCTGCCGGTGGAGGAGAGCAGGTTCAGGCTGCCGTCGAAGACGCCGAAGGTGAAGGAACTCGCGCCGCCATCGTGTGAGCCGCAGTAGATGTAGATGTTGTCGATGTACATCTCCTCCGGCGCGGTGCCCGTCGAACCGGAGGCCCACGAGGTGCCGTTGGCGGTGGAGTAGTAGGTGTCACCGGCCTGCGCGCTGGTGTTGCCGAATGTCTTCGTGCCCATGTATACCGCCTACGCTTTAATCCAGATGTCGCCGATGTTTGGACTGCTCGGCGCGGTCGTGCCCGTCCAGATTTTCTGCCCGGCGGTATCGGTGATCGGGACGGGGTTGCCGTTGAGCGTGAGTGCCGTGGCAGCAATCGCGCCGGAGATCGTGCCGGTCGCGGTTAGTCCCACGATGGACAGGTTGCCCGCGCCATCGCTGGTGATCTTGCCGCCATCCGACGTCAGCTTGCCCACCGTCGCCAGGCCCGACACCGTGATCGTGGTAAACGACGGAGCACTCGCGCCGTTGAGCGCCGCGAGATTCGAGTTGACATCAGCCGAGCGGATTAATGTTGAGGGCGAGAAACGTGATGAGCGTTGCGCCGAGACCGGCCATTCGCTACCCCCTAGCACTAAGAACGGACAGCGTATCGCACACTGTCCGTTCGATCTGATGAACCGTTACTGACTTTGCCGCTTGCGACGCCCTTCCGCGTAGGCCCGTTTGAGCGACTCGCTCCGTTTGGCGCGGGTCTCGGCGCTCTGAACGTGGCCGCGTTTCTTGTCCGCGATGCGTCGCTTTGTCTCCTCAGAATGTGGCATGGTATGACGCGCCAGTGTGCCATTGGCTCGACTGGTCTCGTACGCTTTCAAGCGCGCCTCTGATGTCATGAGTTGGGCAGTCGATATTTCGCCACGGGCGGCGCGTTCCAGGCCGATCTGGCGCAACTTTTCTCGTGTTTCCGGCCCCCACGTCTTGCCTTTGTTCCATGCAGGCTTGCCTAGATTAAAGGAAATACGTCGTCCTTCTGCATACGCCTGTTTGAGTGATTCCGACCGTTTCTGGCGCGTTTTCACTGATTGCTTGCGGCCAGTCTGCCACGCACTTACACGGGCGCGATACTCTTCAGAACTGTGATGAGCGCGCACCGCTTCTGAAACACGTTGACGTGTAGCAGCACTGATCGGCACACCTTTATTGGATGGCACCTGTCCGAGATGGGCTATGGCGAGCTTGTGGCGGTACTCGGCGCTGAACTTCTTGCCCACGTGAGGATGCCCATCTCGTTGAAGGCGTCGTCGTGCCGCCTCAGCCATGCGCTGGCGTATCTCTGGCGTGAAATCAAATGGCTTGTCTACCTGAAACGCAACATTGAGTTGCGGCGCGAGCGTGTCTATCCAGTGTTGCTCACGCTCCGTAAGCCGGTCGAGTGAACACTGTTCCAGCACTGTCCACTGGAAGGCTTTCTCTCCGTATTTGTTCCACTCATATTGAAAGTGGGGGCTGTGGTGCTTGTTAGCGCGAAGAAGCTTGAGATGATCGTTCCAGCGCCGTTGAATGTCAATGGAGCGACCGATGTACTGCTTTCCGGTGGGCATACACGTGGCGGCATAGATACCGCACAGTGGTAAAGGGGCAGGCTTGTCCACTGGTCTCACTCTCTAGTGTGAGTCTCTAAATGCGATACCGCCAGGGGGTCTAGAGAAACCCTTTTTCGGCTGAGGTAGCTAATCCCAACCTAGACGGCACTTACACTATACATTATACAATTCCGCGCGGTAGTCACAAGTTCGGTAATTAACTGCGCCGAGCGGATGAGGGTTGAGGGCGTGAACGTGATGAGGGATGCGCCCAAGCCTGCCATACGTTATGCCTTGGCTTTCGTGCGCGCGCGCCTGCGCGGCGCGCGGGGAGCGTCAGCGGGGATGTCGCGGTGCGGATAGAGCCGGTGCAGTTCCTGCGCCGCCTGCGCGGCCTGGAACAACGGCTCGTGCGTTCTGGGATGCAGGTCGCTCAGGTCGGCGGCATTGACGTACCAGGTGTGCTCCGGCACGTCTGGATGGTTGGCGTGTGTCACCGTGATGACCAGCAGCATTGGCTCGCCGCCCGTCAGCGGGTCGCGCTCATCGGGCGCGATGGGAAAGAACGCGCTCTTGGGCAGCGCGTCAATCGTCACCTTGCGCACGTTGCCCGCCGCGCCGAAGTGCTCGGCAAGCGCCTGCGGGAACAGCCGCCCCTGCTGCGTGCTGGCCACGATGCGCCCGTGTGCCGCGGCCGTCACGTCCACCTGCACGCGCCTGACATCGGCCAATGTGAACCGCTTGCCCGCCGGAGCGCGCCCCGGCTGAGGCGCGGGTGCGGGATTGGGCAGCAGGTGTTTGGCCTGGCTCTCGCGAATCATCCGGTTCTGGCGTGCCCGTGCTGCACGCTGCTGGGCAGGTGAGATGGAGTTGGGTCGTGGCATGCTCATGGTGGTCACCGGCCTAACGTATAATCCTGAAGCATCGTCTGCAGGGCGAGCAGTTGCACGTCCTGCGATGGTGCAAGTGAGGCAATTTCAAGATCCACATAGTCCCAGCGATACGTCACGCTCACGATGACGGCTACCTGGTCAAGGGCCGCCGCCGGCGAGAAATCCCAGTAGCCGACGTCCCACTGCGACACGTCCCACAGGGTGTCAGCGGCATTCGCCGATGGGTTCACAATCTGACACGTATCGCCTGGCTGAATGCTCTCGATGTCATATCCCAGCCCCGTGTTGGCATCGCCGCGATAGTCCACGATACGCAGCTTGGTGCGCACCAGCATGCGATCATACTGGTTGAGCAGCCCTTGCGCGACGACTTCACACGAATGCTGATCGGTGAGACGGCTGTCAGCGAGCTGCAGCACGCGCGCGCCGAAGGTCGAGAGATCCGTCCCTTGCGCTGTGGCCTGCACCAGAATCTGCACCTGTGTCTGCGCTGCGTAATTGCTGTTGGCCGTGAACGCATTCACGGGCACGCTGGTCGCATTCTGTGCCGTATCTGCTGAGACGGTCACGGTTTGCTGCGGTGAGCCGTTGCCATTGATCACCAGTTCCTGGCCCGCGATCACCCCCACTGGCAAGGGCGCAACCGCCAGACTGGTATACTGCGTGCCGCTGGCAAGTGCCGTGGTCAGCGAGGTCGCCAGGCCGGTGCCGACTACCCGCACGACGTTCTTGAGATTTGTCCAGTCCTTGCGGTACTGTGGCACCGCGATATGCTGGCCCAGGATGAACTGGTGCTGTGCCGTCGTGGGTGCGACGTTGAGCGTCACCGTCTTGTCGGGATTGCAGCGATAGAACCAGTTGGCCGGCAGCATCGTGACGAGCGTGTCAAAGATGCTCTTGATGGACTGGTTCTCGAACGTGTAGGCGACGAGGTTCCCTGAGGATGACGGATTGTTCGGATCCTGCGTCATGGAACCCATGTACGGTTTGCCGGTCAGACTGTCGTCGTTGGTGAAGAACCAGGTAAAGATGGCGACGGGATCGACGTACGTGCTGGAGACTCCTGGTGTGCCAAAGCTCTGCCCCAGCACCAGCCCCTCATCGGCGAGCACGCTGTCAAAGGGGGTGATGGTGACGGTCACCGACTCTTCGCCGGAATCGAGAATCTGTGGCTCGTAGGAGTCAATGACACCCTGGAACTTAAGCAGCCCCCCTGCCGGCAGATTGGGCCCGAAGAGCCAGTACTGCACGATGTTGCCCTGCGCGATCGTGCCACGATTGCCGCCCACGCCCGCCTCATCGAAGTTGTCAAACGGGCGCGGGAGTTGCACCCGCAGCGGCGTCGTGGCGCTGTTGATGGCGTACTTGACCCCTGAGAGCAGCGGAGCATCGCGCCAGACGTCAAGAAATGTGCCGCTGGCGTTGTAGACCAGCACCATCTGCTGCTTGTAGCGCAGTGGTGAGCTGTCGGACGGGTTGGCGTTGGAGCCGACACCTAACGTCCACGGCGTCGTGCTGCTGTTCTGTTCCAGTTGCAGGCCGTCTAGCCAGAACGTCAACGCCTGTGCTGTGCCGCCCGTATCGAGGCGAGGCGCGTACCAGCGCGCCGTGACGTTCGTCGGGGCGGTAAATGTGACGCTGTAGCGCGTCCAACTGGTGGCGAGCGTCAGCGTCTGCACGCTGGAGACCGCACCCTGATCGCTGTCGACGAAGTAGCGCAGCGTCCCGGCCGCCGACGCGCCCAGGATGTAGAACGAGAACGTGTACACCTGGCCCGGCACCACGTTGTACTCGATGGGCACTCTGGCATCGACATACTGGTAGGTGCCGGAGCCGTCGGTCACCACCTTCAGCGAGGACGCGCCCTGCCACGCCTGCGACGTGTCGCGGCTAATGCTGCCGCCGCCGCCGACATAGGCCGCGAAGCCGCTGGTGTCGGTCTCCACGCTGCTCTGGTTGGCGGTGAGCATGTTCGGCATGGCGCACCTCTAACTCAGCCAGCGTGGTGTCCACGTCGCGGCCAGGTCCACTGTCGGCTGCGCGGATGCGGTCACCTGGAGCGTGAGCACTGTGCCGGTCGGCTCGATCACGGGGAACGTGCCGGAAAACGCGAGCAGCGTCCCGGGCGCGGCGCTGGAGACGACGGTGTAGCCGTTGGCCTGGCGCGGGTCGCAGCCAATGGTGATGGTCTCACCCTGCGTCCACGACAGGTTGGAGATCTGAAGCGAGGTGCCATCCGGGTTCTGGCTGAGCGTGAAGGCCGTGATGGTAACGGCACTGTTGTTGGTTAGCGCGATCGTTGGATAGGCATATTCGGTCCCACTGCTCGCCACCACCAGATTGCCGCTCGTGTAGTTGGAGCCGGAAACCAGGGTATAGGCGATGCTGCCGGAATCATAGCTGCTGGCGTTAGCCGCGTACAGGTACGGGTCTACCGCTAGGAAGGTGATCTGGATCGTGACCGCCAGGAGGCGCGTAGACCGATAGGTGACCGGCGCGCTGATGGCGTCACAGACCAGATAGCGGCCGTCCAGCATGTGAATGGCCAGTTGCTGTTGGCGCTGGTTGAGCGCCAGGAGCAGCGCATCCACCTTGCTTTCGAGATCCGTGCGCGAACTGCCGACCACGACCACCGTCACCGTTGCGCGCCGCTCGTTGATAATCGTGCCGGTCGTCTTGACCCCAGGGTAGCGCGCAACCTTGAAGACGGACTCCTGCACCTCCGGCAAGCCGAGTTTCTTGTCCGTCACGAAATAGTTTACGCCGTCATTGAGTTGGAACGTCCCATATGTATAGTTCGGCAGCGGCATGGTTAGATCCCCATTCCCGCGGTCGCGCCGCGGCCGCCGTACTCCACGGCAAGTCCGGCGAGCTCGTTAAAGATGGCGTAGATCGTGTTGATATCGACATTGCCCGTGCCCTGCAGATTGACATTGCCGATCTGCTGCTGCACGACCGTGCCGAGTGTCGCCGGCGTGATGTTGCTGCCCAGCGGCTGGGCGCGACCCAGCCCACGTACTTCCGTGATCAGCTGCTGCAGGAGCGACGGAACATTCCCAGTGTTTCCGCCCAGCCCACCTGCGGTGAGCGACGGCATGGAAGGCGCGAGGCCGGTCAGTGCCCCAGTGGGGGCCATGCCCTGCTGCATGGCTTGCGCGAGTCCGGATGCCGCCTGTTTGACGCGATCCTGTTGTGCCGAAAGCCCCTGCACCAGTTTGTCGCCCATGTCCGGCATCCAGCGGTCGAAGTCAGCCAGTGGCCCCTCGTCTGGCACGGAGAAGTGCAGAAACGACTTAATCTTGTCGGCAACGCTCCCGACGGCATTGGTGACCGTGCCCAGCGCGCCCGTGATGCCCGATGCTAGATTGTGAATCATGTCACCGCCCCAACCGAGCATGTTGGCGATGAGGCCACGCATGACCGACCCGATCTTGCCGGGTAGGCCCGTCAGGACGCCCACGACCCGACTGACGAGCCCTTCTGCCTTGGAGACGGCTCCGCTCGTCATGCTGTCGAACCAGCCGAGCGCGATGTCCACCATGCGGGTGATCGTGTTGAGGAACTGCACCTCTAAGCGCACGGCTTCATCGAGCAGACCTGTCACAAACGCCGTAATGGCCGCGAGCACGCGGGCTTCCATTTGCGCGAACCACGCGATGACCCGTGTGACCAGATTGGAGATGCCAGTCAGCACTTCGCCTGGCAGGGTCTGCGTCAGCCAGCGAATGATCCCGTTGACCAGATCAGGAATGACGGAGTGCCCGACCAGATGGTCGAACAGCCCCTCAAAGAAGGAGATGACGCCCTTGACAAAGTTCACCACTCCGGTCAGCGCGCCGCCGGTCAGCGAGTCGAACCACTGCACGATGCTGAGAATGGTGTGGCCGACGAAGGTCAGGACAAAGCCCAGGCCGTTTTGGACGAGTAGACCGATCTGGCGCAGTCCGTCGCCGATGATGCCGGGAATCTTGCCCCACTGACCGGAGAAGATGGCCTGGATGATCTGGCCAAAGTCGCCGATGAGCCGAAAGACGGCGGCAAAGAATCCGGCGATTTGCGGCAGCGCCGACAGGAAGCCGCCGACCACGCCGGAGACCAGCCCCAGAATCACCTTGAGCACGACCGAGATGACCGTACCGACGATCTGGAGCACGGGGCTGAGCGATTTGAAGGCGTTGATGAGATCGAGCACCGCCGGACGCAGCCTGGGCCACGTCGCCTGCCACTGCAGCCGGACCATCGCCAGGAAGGTCTGTACCGTGTTGTGGATATCGGTAAAGATCGGGCGCATCTGCCCCGACAGGAACCCACCGACCTGGCTCAGCTGCGCGTGGAACCTGGTGAAGATGATGATGCCCAGCGCGATCGCGCCAGCGATAAGCAGCAGCGGCACGAGGATCGCGCCCAGCGACGCCGCCATGCCCGCCAGCGCGGGTATCGCG